AGGTCCATTTTGAGGGCTGGGGGAATTTCGAAATCCCGACCTTTCGATTAACAGTCGAAGGCTCTTCCTCTGAGCTACCAACCCTTATATTTGTTTTGAGGTCTCTAACGGATTCGAACCGTTATCCCTGGGTTACAAAGCCAGAATAATAAGCCATTATACTAAGAGACCAATTTGTGATTACTCCTTGGGTGTTTCATCACATTTACGTGAATGGAGTGGCCAAACTCACTAACAACACGGACATTAGTTTTTAACAAAATAACTATCGTCAAAAATCGTCAGTTTTTATCAACCAAAACTGAATAAACGGACTGTCGTATTTGTTAACACTATTTAAGTGCGTGTTACCTACGTTCACAATCAGAACCCTACTTGTTTACACTCCCGCGGTCTATGAGAGAATCGAACTCTCAGCACATCCGTGACAGGGATGTATGTTAACCATTACACTAATAGACCTTTAGTAGCGGATTCAGGACTCGAACCTGGCCTCGGGGTTATGAGCCCCACGTGCTACCATTTACACTAAACCGCGATGTGTATTCCCACGGAGAATCGAACTCCGATTTTATGGATGAAAACCATAGGTCCTAACCGTTAGACGATGGGAACGTTTAATTGTCTTACAAATCTAAGTATTTACTTTTGATTATACAAGACCTTTTTAATTTTTTTTCTGTGGTCCAGATAGGATTCGAACCTATGACCTTCGCTTTATGAGAGCGCCGCTCTAACCACCTGAGCTACAGAACCTTATGTACCCCCAACAGGATTCGAACCTGTAAAAAATAGTTCCTAAAACTATCGTGTCTACCTTTCCACCATAGGGGCGTTTACTTCTATTCCAATACGTCAATGAACTCTTGTTCTGTTTTGTCTGACAAATCTAATACTTTTATTTTGATTTGCCAAACTTAGGTCATAAAAAAAACCCCTCTCTTTTGGAGAAGGGTTTCATTTAAATTTTATCTTAATGAATTAACACACCTACTCCGATACACAAGGATTGTCCCCCTCCGTTCTCGCATTTAAAAGTATGTTATTCAAATTTTGCATTACTATGTCGTTTTTTATTAAATATATTGTACTTCTTGAAAAGTTCAATAGTTTATGAAAAAAAATTATTTTTTTATGAATACGTATATAGTATTTGTACCATAATTAGTTGATGAGGTAAACCCATCTTTAAAATATTCTTTATTTGTCCAAGATTCTTTGAATGATTTTCTAGAGATAACTAAACAATCTGTAGGTATCATATTATAAATTTCGGCATCAATATTATTGGGGAATAACGTATTATCCATGTAGATTACTGTGGCATCAGAAATATCACAATTTAAAATATTGTCATTAATAAATGAAATATTATCATTTTTGATATTATGAGTTTCCATTAACTTTAATGATGTTTCGTATCGTTCACGACTATACTCAATACCACAAGATTTTTTGGGGTTATATTCCACCCCAATATGGATTACTATTTTCCCAATACCTGAACCTAAGTCATAAAATACCGTATCATCATTAAAATGTGTTTTGTATTTGTTAACTATTTCGTTAATTGAATCGTAACCTGTTTCTCCATAACCTTCTGACCCGACAATATTAACATCAAATTCTGTTTTATTGTGGATGTTATATGAATTAAAATTATATAATGTTTCTATCGACATATTGGTAAATTTTGTGGGAGTGGAGGGATTCGAACCCCCACGCAATAAAGACCTGATTTACAGTCAGGCGAGCCAGCCAGTTGCTCAACACTCCCAAGTTAGGAAAGAGGAAGATGGTTTGTACGTCTTTTATTTTAGACCTCCAAATTTTTATTAAATAAGACATCACCTTCTTTCATATATTCTTTTTTCACTTTTTCAATCAAGGATTTCAAAGCGGAGTTACCTTGTGTTGTTTTTTTAAGGTCTTCAAGTTTAGGACTACCTTTAAAACTAATCTTAGTATAAGACGTTCCGTTTTCTTTACCCCATACAATGTTAGTTAAACACAACTTGTCAATTTTCTTTTGCTCCTTTTCTTTTTCTTTCTCGAATAGAATATCATCAATAACTGAATCAAGTGTTCGTGAATAACCAAACTCTTTTGGTAAAGTTTTACAGAAGTTATAAACCTCATCTAAAACTTTAGACATACCTTCATTTAAAGGTTGGATATTTGTATTACCACCGTGTCCGTCATTTTGAGCGTATGCCGTTTTTTTACCGTTTATAAAAACATCAGCCATGAAACAAGTAGTTTCTTCGCTAAACATTTTGTTAATCTTTACATTTTTAAGTTCTATTTTCATATTGTTTTTTTTTTGTCTTACAAATCTACAATTTTAATTTAGTTCTCACAATAGTTTTTTTATTTTTTTTTTTAAGTGGGAGTGGAGGGATTCGAACCCCCACGCAATAAAGACCTGATTTACAGTCAGGCGAGCCAGCCAATTGCTCAACACTCCCAAAACATATCGTAGATTGTCCTTCACAATTTAACGGCGGGTTTGAACTTAATCAACTCTCCTACGATATTTGCACACCACCAAGGACTCGAACCCTGACCAAATGGGTTGGAACCATTTATGCTAGCCATTACACCAATGATGCGAATAATGAAACTTTGTTTCATTGAGGACAGAGAGAGGTTCGAACTCTCGAATAATGGATTTGCAGTCCACCCCCTTAGACCACTCAGGCATCTGTCCTTGAATTTACCATTTTAACTAAGACATCAACTAATATTACATTGTCGATACCCTCAATTAAGATTGGATTTTTTGTTTTCCCGTTTTCGATTAAATTACCTACTCCCATGTAAAACTTACAATCAGTACTAATATTTGTTTTGTACATAATTGCGTTATACGCTTTTTGTTTTAATCTATCACTTCTAAATGTTGTTGTCAAATCTATGAAGATATCAACCCCGTCAATTGTTGTTTTAAAATCAAAATCAATAATTTGTTTTTTACCTAATGAGTTAATGAAAAATGGTTTTTCTTTATTTAACATTTTTTTTAACCCCGTTAATAATTCAAACTTGTCTTCTAATGACTTTCCATTCAGACATTTTTCTTGGTTAGTTTTACTGTGTGTCATAGTCGTAATGTTTTTAAATATTAAGTCGCGGGGAATCCATCTGCCGCTTATTACTAGAATCTTGTGGTTTACTTACTATAGTTCATACCGTTACCACTAGGAAACCCAACTTAATATTTTGTAGCCCCTGTAGGACTCGAACCTACACTATTTTGTATGTAAAACAAACACTTTTCCTTTAAGTTAAGGAGCTAATTATTGTGTCCCCGACAGGAATCGAACCTGTGACCCTTCCATTAAAAGTGGAATGCTCTAAACCAACTGAGCTACGAGGACATTTTTTTAAGTCGGAATGGTAGGGTTCGAACCTACGACCTTTCACGTATCAGGCGAATGCTCTAACCAACTGAGCTACATTCCGTTATTTTTGGTCGGGGTAGCAGGTGTCGAACCTGCCGCCTCTTGGTCCCAAACCAAGCGTCTCTCCCCAAGACTATACCCCGTTATTTTGTTTTTAAGATATCCCCCAACTTCTTTACACGATTTTTGAAAGTTGTGTTGTAGAACTTTTCAAAATCTTGTTTAAGGTAGTTGAATCTGATATCACACCCATTTTTTAATTCTTTGTATGTGGAACCCCAATTCATCCCATCATTTACCATATCAATAACCAAGATTCCTACAGATAAGTTAGTAACATTCCCAACCCATATTGATATCTTCAATTCAGGGTTATATAAACCTCTACCATAAGATTCACCTCTTGGGTCAATAACAAAACCTCTTTTTTTGAACTCATCTAAAATGAAAGTTACCATTTCAGGTTTTAAACCTGATTGAATAGATTTAATCTCGTTATTTAATCCTTGAACTTTAGTTATTTTGTCTGTAGTTGTCATATGTATGGGTTTATCGTTGTTTGTCTTACAAATCTACGAAATCATTTCCATTCTCACAACACTTTTGTTATTTTTTTTTGTACCGAGTATGGGTTTCGAACCCACTTGACCATCCTTATGAGAGATAGTTCTTTTCCTTTAAGCCTCGGTGTTTCTGCGGAAGATGTAGGGTTCGAACCTACGCATCATATTTCAGACCTACTTGTTTAGCAAACAAGCCTCTTTACCGATTTGAGTAATCTTCCAAATTATACCGACCTAGCTCGGTATCACACATCGGATACGTAGTCCCCCAAGGACTCGAACCTTGACAATAACATCCGTAGTGTTAAGTGCTATCCATTACACCAAGGAACCAAATTATTAGGTCAGGACCTAATAATCACTCATTATTAGGTTTTAACCTTATATTGGGAGTATAGTGAGATTTGAACTCACCCTATTATCACCACAAAATAACGTGCTCAACCACTGACACTATATACTCCATAAAAACCCCACTTCATCAGCTTAACGGACTGACTGCCATATCGGAGGTGGGGGTATCCTGTTAATTCAGGACCTCGTGGGACAGGAGAGAATCGAACTCTCATTGCTTGTTCTTCAAACAAGTGCCTTGACCAACTTGGCAACTGACCCAATTTATTGTTGTCCCACAAGGGTTCGAACCTCGACTCTTCTGTACCAAAAACAGACGTGTTGCCAATTACACTATAGGACAGTGAGATTACTTTTGTAATCTTTTTAATAATTTTTTAATTAACTTAAATTTGATTTTAATCCCTTTAGGTTCTTGTCTCAAAAACACTCGACTTGATTCGAATGTTCCTGTTAATACTTCTTTTCTTTTCATAATTTATTTTTCTTTTTTGCGGAAGACAGAGGAATCGAACCCCTAAAGCTTTTACACCCAGCTGATTTCAAGTCAGTGTCCTCGTCCATTCGGGCGCCTTCCGTATTTTTATCTTTACCAATATGTCAAAGAACTTTTCATTTTACAAAGTTACATTTTTTATTTTGTAACTTCCTAATTTTTATTCCATAAAAAAACCCCCGAACTTTTGGTTCAGGGGTCTTACTAAATTAATATACGTTTATATTTAACTTAATATGTTTTCTGAACCATATGACATGCTAAACCACATCGGATACGATACGCAACAAACGCGAATCTGTTTCGATGGACTTACTTGTTTAATATGTTGTTCAGTTGCTCTCATTTTTTTTATTCTTTAATATATATCTACAAATTTAGTAAAAGTTTGTTGAATGTCAATGTTTTTTTAAATTTTAACTGTTTTTCCACTCTTTCCAATAGTCAAATTCTTTTAAATTTTCTAAAAATTGTTTCTCAACCATTACATAGTTACTTGAGTTTTCCATTTCAGATAACATATTGAAAAATTGTTGTCCATCTAATGACTCGGCAAACTGTCTATGTTCTTCTTCTAATATTTCGTGAAATCTTCCCATCTTATATTTTCTTTACGTGGTATTCGTGACCTGAATCAGAATTTGTTTGAAAGATGTCTTTCATTGTTTCAGCTTCATTTTCGGTTTCAAATTCCCAAACCTCAATATCAGTGTTTAATAAAATAACAGGTAAACTTTTTCCTGTTTTTTTGTTTTTTACGTTTTTGATAATTACATACATAGTCTCGATATTTTTTTTACAAATCTAATAACAATTTAGATATTAAACAACTTTAAAATCTGTTTTTTTTCTTACCACCAAACATTCTTAAATTTTGTTCGGCTAACGTACCCTTCTTTAATTCAAAGATTTCATTTCGGTTAAGGGGTTTATTAACTTGTTTTGGTTTTTCATCCTTAGATGGATGATAAATATCTTTTCGGTTTTGGATGTTATTGATTAAATCGTAATTTATTTTGGCGTTTTCTTGTTTTGGTTTAACATTTAATTTGAGAACATTGGTTAATAAATTTTCAATTTTATCCTTAACTATGTTGAATTCGGATAAATTTGACGAGTTAATTACTTCAATTGTTATTTCTTTAAATTTTTCGGTAATTAACTCGGATAATGGTCCAAAATCTTTTTTTGTTTTACTAATTTTTGAATAATTACTTCTAATTTTTGACGACATATTAGTGTCAGGATGTTGTGTTAAACTATTTGGATGAATACGTCGATAAAACCCAATTTTTTTAGTGTGGGTTAATTTTACTTTATTTTTATATAATCGACCCATTAAATCGGAATCAGCCGCACATCTCCACCCCTCAAATCCATTCATATTTAAAAATAAGTTTTTATTAATACCGAATACACCTTCACCGTATGTGTTAGTTGTGGTGATGGTTTTATTAATTCCTTTAACGTCACCTTTAAAATCTAAATACATAGGTTTAATTAAGTCATGCGTACTTTTTTTGGCCATGATATCTTGTATTAATTGTTCTGTCATAATATCGTCAGAATCAAAAAATAAAATATAATTAGATTTACTAATTTTAGTTAAACTATTTTTAATAATATATGGACCAACATTTTTTTCAAAGTATTGAAAACTTATTCGACTATCAAAACTATTATTTTTCACATATTCTAATGTTTTTTTACAACCATCAATTCCGATGAAGATTTCACATTCAAGGTTTTTGATAGACTTAATTATGGATTGTAACGTTTCATCAAGGAATTCAACATTGTCGAATGTTGGTAATATAATTGTTATTTCTTTCTCTTCATTTTTAATATCGAATTCATTAACTATTTTATCAATAAACAACAAATCTTTATATACCAATATGTTTTCGTTATTTTTATCATTTCCGATAACTATAACTTTATCACCATGTGACCATTTTTGTAAATTTTCCAAAATTACAACTGAAAAATCTTTTTTAGTTTTATCAACATTAAATAAAATTTTACTACCTATTTTCTCTTTAAAGTTATTTTCTAAATACGTTAAATGGTGCATGTTCATTCGTGAAATTAAGTACTTATTCTCAACCATTTTTCTTGCAGGGTCAGAAAGAACCGAACTATAAATATGTCTACCGTATTTTCTATCATCTATCTTATATATTGATGGTACATAAAGTTTATCTTCTAAAAAATAGTATTTATCACTTTTATAATATGTAATTATTGGTGAATATAATGTATCAATATTATTAAGTTTCATTAAATTCACCTCCTCTCTTAGTTGACGGTCATTATAACATTCATCATTATCTAAAGTCATAATATATTCACAATTCACCGATTTACATTTTTCTAAACCCAAATTTCTTTTATCAATCATACCATCAATTTTATCGGTATATTCGGTTTCATAAATAACTAACTCATCAATATATCCGTAATTTTGTAATTCAAGTAATAATTGTTCATTTTCATATGAACCAATTTCACCCGAAAAACTTTTTTTCTGATGTATAACACAAACATAATCAACAACATTAATAATTGACTCAATTGATTTTTTTAACACATCAACATTATAAAATGAATTATATGATACACCAACTTTAATATTATGTAGATTTCTTTCTTTAAACTTTGTTTTAATATTTTTACTTATATCGTACCATTTATTATCTTTTAATAAATTAGATAGTAATCTTTCTAAGTCGTTGTAATTTTCATACTCATGAATCAAATCACCAAAATAATTTTTTTTACTTTTTTCAGAAACTACACATTTATTGTTATTTAACAAATAAAATAATCTTACTTGTTCTTGTATTGAGGTTTCATAAAAATGGAGGTTCAACACTATTTTTGAGTTTGAAATAACTTCATCTAAATTATTAGTGAAATCTTTAGGTAAAAAATTTATATTTGAGTTACTAATTTCATTACCTGAGACATCATAACTATCACCAATAACAACCAAATTAAATTTCGAATTTAATTTTTGTAATATCTCAAATCTTTTTTTGTTAACCGACCCATAAAATAAAATGTCATACTTTGGGTTTTTTTTATTTTCAAGAATATCTAAAGATTTGGAATATTTCATAGGCATAAATTTTACTTTATTATAACCTATATTTTCTAAGAACCATTTGTTAGACATATCATAATCCCAAATTTCATCACATTCATCTAACCATTTTTTTAAATGAAGTGTTCTCTTCTTTATTACTGGTGATTTACTTTTGGGGTTAAACCAATTTGGATTGTAATTAAAAAGTTGTTCTAACTGATAGACAATTATTTTTTTATTTGGGTAATTTTCTCTATAATAGTCAATATTTTTCCCCAAATTATACCCAAGAATAACTAAACAATTATTGTACTTAGAGTCATTAGAATATAAATCGACTACCATTTTTTTTACATGTGAAAACGTTCCGTTATCATTGTCACGATTAATTACACATTTAATACTTTCCATAAAAATTTAAAATTTATAACAATATCTGTCTTTCAATCGTTTAACTTTGTTGTAATACTCTGTTTTATCTACTATATTCATACTTAATAAATATAAACTAATAAAAATTATAATGTATTTTATAATATTAGTTTTTTAACTTGAATGTTTTTTAATTTTTGTATAAATTTAGTCATAATGGAAAAGGTATTAGTGTTAAATTCAGATTATACCCCAATTAATGTTACGTCATTAATAAGGGGTTTTATATTGGTGGATAAGGGTAAAGCTGAGGTTTTAAAGTCAGGTAACAACCCTATTATGTCAGATGATAAAGAATATATCCGACCGTTAATTATAAGATTATTAAGTTATGTTAGATATCGTGTTAAATCATTGAAGATTAATAGACAACGAATCTTTAAACGTGACGAATTTAAATGTGCTTATTGTAATTCATCTAAGAATTTAACTATCGACCATATCAGACCTAAATCAAGGGGTGGTGATAATACATGGTTGAACTTAATTACGTGTTGTAAAAACTGTAACCGAATCAAGGATAATAAAACTCCTGAAGAGGCTAATATGAAATTACTTAGAAGACCATTTGAACCATCAATATTCTCCGAGGTGATTAACCCAACTATATCTCAAATTTGGGATGAATTTAAACAAACGTACTAAAAGCAAAAAGGTGTCTCACGACACCTTTTCACCAGATTTGCTCTCCTTTCTTTAAAATGTTAAGCCTTTTAGACAAATCTAAAAGATTGTTATGATACCAAACTTTTTATTTTATCAATACCTGTGGTTGCTAATCCTTTAACTTTACTACCAACGTTTGATGTATTTGTACTTAAAGCGTTTGATTTTATCTTTTGAGTAACATCACCTAATTTACCTGTTAAACTTTGTAATTTAGGACAAATGTAGTCACTAATTTTATGTTCGATAGTTTGTCCAAATGTACTTTGTTCGGCCATCTCAACCATAGCATTTCTTAATATGTCATATCCAGGACCTGTTAATCCTTGTTCGTTTTTAATTTTATTAATAGCACCTTCGGCAATATCTTTTGCTAACATTTTACTAACAAAACTACAATTAGTTAAATTATGTAATTCTGTTAATGGTAAGTTACCCACCGCAACTATTACAATGTTCCCTAACCAACTATTTGGGTCGAAACCAAACTTAGTTACCAACCATTTAGCAATATGTTCTTTAAAGTACTGAAATATACCTGTAGAGGCGTTTCCGAATAATCCACCTAATAAATCAAAGAAACTTTCCTTAATCAAATCTTTATTAAATTCTTGAGAATGTAAATAAGCGGTTTCAGTGATTACTAAGTCAAAAAACTTTTTAACGTCTTTTTTACTTTTAGGGTTAATGTTTTCAGTTAATAACTTGTAACGATTAACGATAATTGTACTTTCAGATAATAATCTATTTTGTTTTTTTACTGAGGTTTTAATCAAATTTTCTTTGATTATTTTTTTCATATCCATAGATTCATTTGTTTGTCTTGATTTATTTCTCATGAATTCATAAAGACCATACTTACTTGAATCTTGTAATAAATTATCTAATTCATCTTGAACACCAAAAGCCCCTGAATTAAATTTGGTGTTTTGTTCATAACAACCAAATACCATTTTCTTTAACGCCATTAATGTTGCGTCATCAATTTTAGTATTACTATCTTTCATGTTGTAAAGTGCTTTAATCGACGTTCTACAATTACTTTTAGTATACTGTTTAGTGTTTGCTAATTTTAACAATTCTTTAGGGTCCGTGACAATTTTTACTGATTCGGTATCGCCACTATTTGCGTCTTTATAGGCCTCTTTTTGTTTTTGAGTCATTTGATAAACAATAGTTGGACTACCCATGTCAACTAATTGTTTGTAATATTCCTTGTATTTACCCGCCATTAAGTCTCTAATATCAATGTGGTCATCATGTTCGGGTTGAGGGACTTCAGGTTCTTCTAAAGTATATCCTGCTAGATTTAACGCGGTTTCAATTGGTGTTTGTTGTTCAATTTTAGTATTAACCGTATTAATTTTTTGATATATGAATCTTTCACCAGGATTAAAGATTTTGGATAATGTACTTAAATCAACTTTTTTATATTCACGACCTTGTTTAAATTCACTTGGTTCGTCTTTAATATAATCTTTATTATTCCCAATAAAGTCGGTAATAAATGCGTCTTGTTTACCTTTAGGACTTTTAGGGTCTACTGTTGTATCACAAGCCCATGTAAATTCTTTTTGAGTTTTTCGATTAACACCTTTTCCTGTGGTCTTACCGATTTCCATCTCATAAAGCCAAACATCATCACCTTTACTATTTTTACCCGTTACAACTAATTTGTCAGCTTTTGTTGTTTTAGGTTGGGTACCAATATCAATGGTAAACCAAGGGAGTTTTTCTTTTGTGAAACACCCTTGATTTATCGCCTCTTGAATAGTTAACGGTTTATTTTCTGTATCTTGTTCGTTAATGTTTTTTCTTCCCATTTTGTTTTTTAACATTACTGTTTTTTATTTTGTCTTAAGCACTTGGGTCAAGAGGTTTTAATTCATCAGGGGCTGGTGCGACTAAATTGTTGTTACCACCTGTAGTACCACCTGAGTTACCTTGTTTAGCCTTAAACTCGGCCATGATTTTATCGTAAAGTTCTTGAGTTAATGACCCGTCAGTTGAACCATTGTCTTTTAATGCTTTCTCAGTTTCAGGACCAAATATTCGGTCAATTTTAATACCAAGTGCTGATTGGATTTCACCAATTTTATAACCTTTACAACCTTTTTTAATTGGGAATGAACCACATTCTGGTAAATTTTTAATTGTTGATGTTGATGTTGATGTTGATGTTGATGTACTTGGTTTAATATCAGTTTCACCTGCAATAGGGAAATCAATTTGTTCCATCATGTTTCTACGTGATTCAACTAATACTGTATCACCTCTTAATGAACAAGACCATTTTTTACCGATAAATTTCGCTCCTTCAGCATCCCAAATTTCACCATCAGAATAAAATCTATAATTTTTCTTATTTAATCCGTTTAAGTTAATAAAATATGTGTAACCCATATTATCGGTTAACGCACTTGAACTTGGGAATTTAGTTTTTAAACAAGGGTACTTTTTCAACCATACAGGCCAAGCAGCAACTTTTTTACCATCTTCCCATCCTTCAGAATCTTCGTCAACATCATTGTCATCAATAATTTTAACACCAGTATCGTCAAAAACTTCATGTATTTTATTTCTTCTGATGTATGCCTCATATAATGATTCATTCATTTCGACTTCAGATGATTGACCACCACCTATCTGTGCTACAGGTCTACCACTAACACACGCCAATGTTGCATTAGTATCTTTAGGTTGATTATTGCTGGATGTTGTAGTAATTCTTTGACCTTCAGCATAAAATCTGTATTGTTTTTGATAAATTGTACCATCAGTTTTTTTACGTCGTTTACCATTAATAACAACATATGTATATCCTTCAGGGTCAGCTCTAACACCATCAGGTGTTACAGTTCCTTTACTTTGGTAAAGACAAGGGAAATGTTCTTGATAATATTTTCTACTTTTAGATTCCGCAGGAATTAATTTAATACCACCACCTGACCATTTACTAACCGCTCTTTTAAATGCGGTTATTACAGGAGCTAACTCACCTTCAGATAAATCTTCAGCTAAATCATCCGCAAAATCAGCACCTTGATATTCATATATAACACCACATAAATCGGCAACATTTGCGTTTTTCAGTTTAGAAGCTGCTAGATTAACTTTATCCTCATCAGTTCCCCATCCTATTATCCCTGTGTAAAATAATTCGGCAATTTCTAAATGAGCTGATTTATCTAAAGCCGCCTCTTGCATAAGACTGTCTTCTTTACCGTATTTCTCAACAGTTGAACAAGCCTCCATAGTTTTTCTTAAAACTTCTTCATTATCGGCATTTCTATAGGCCGAATATAAAAATATACCAGTTAATGCTATGACAGGAAGTGCGACCGCAGCACCAACAGGTGTCATTAATGCGGCTCCAAGTGCTGCAGGGGTTGATATAGCGGATAGAGCCCCCGTTCCTGCTGCGGCACCACTTGCGGCTGCACCTGCGAATGCCGCACCTGCAGTACCCGCAACCATCCCACCTGTACCTACAACTGCGTCTTCGGCATCACTTTCTTTAATTAACGGTAACTTAATCGTATCTTGATTCTCAGTTAACGTTTTATTAGAATCATATTTCATTAACAATAATGCTCTTGAGACAACATCGTTAGGGTTAAAATTTTCTTTACTCATTTGTTTAATTTTTATTATAAATATTTGTTTATTTTAAAAAATGTAAATTATAACAGAGTATTTGCTTTTCCTCTGTTTATTTTTACGATATCGGCCCATTTAACTAACGCGATTTGATTAGCGGGACCTCTTGTTACTCCTGACTCCCATTTAGTAACTGTTGGATATGGTGGTTTTACACCGTCACCACCCGAAGCGGCACCACCAGCATCATCTTGTTCAATTAAATCCGAATAACCATCAATATCTATGACTTTATTCATTATACTAATAATGTCGTCTATATTTGTTCCCATAATGATAAATACTCATTTAAATAAAAAACCCCCAATTATATGGGGGCCTTTTTAAAAAAAGTCAGATGGGGGTAAGTTTTTAGGATTGATTAAGTAGTATTCATTTAAAAATGATATTACCTCATCCTCTAATTCTTCATCATCGTACATATCGTCAAAATCGTCATAATCAATTTCGTCTTCATCTATTAAATTTTCAAATTCATCAATTTTATTTAACAAAACATCGTAACCGAAGTTTTTAATTTCATTGAATTCAATTTGACTTGTTCTTATTTCATCATCACTATCAAGTAAAGTTCTAAATGTAACGTCTAATGTTTGTGATGATTCGTTTATGTAAAAAGAGACTAATTCTTTTATTTCCATTTTAGTATTTGTTGAATCTATTGAACATATCTAAAGATTTATTTAGTTGTTCTTGTAATGAAAAGATTTCAATGTCATCCATATCATCAAAAATATCGTCATCTTCAAAGTCTACTGTTCCGTTCTCTAAATCATCAGGACCATCACCTATTGTGTCAAGTTCCATCTCATCAATTAAATCTTCAGTGGTTTCACCTGAGAATAATCCCGTGTTTTTTCCATCATGTTTCATTTCATTGATACCAGTATTTCTGTATGTACCAACCTCACCTCTATTATTAACGGTAATTCCATTTTTGTCATTCGCTAAATCTTGGACATATAATGGTTGTTCGTTAGTATTTGCGTATTGGGTAACATATCCGTCATAAATTTCTTTATGTTGGTCAAGGATGTTAGTTCTTTCCTCGTTAGTCATTTTAAAAAAATAAGCGTTCATAATTTTTTTTATTTATAAATATGTTGATTAACGGCAATATTAAAATTATCATTAGATTATGAAAATTGATATTGATGAATACGCAGAAAATGCGGTGTTGTTAACAGGTCTCGAAGAGGCTATAATAGGGATTGTTGAGGAGTTTGGGAATGGACCAAGAATATTATATTCTAAGTCAAAAATCATTAATATTCTTTGTGAAAGAGATTTAATGACTGAAAGTGAAGCTGAAGAATTTTATGATTACAATATTATTGGTCTTCATGCTGGTGAACAAAACGCGGTATTTTTAGATTTACCAATTAAACCCATCAAAACTAATGATGGGTGGGATTATGAATTAGAATGATTGAAGATATATTTGAAAGACTTTACTAGCTAAAGTTTTAATATGTTTATTAACTAATTGTAATACTTTATCTTGATTTTCATCTTTATCATCCTCATCGTCATTATCGTACACACTTGAGTTGATATCATATTTATCATTAACTAATTCCATAGTAACCATAATCATAATAGTCCTAACATTATCAGCTTCGTCTAATAGTTCCTGAAATTTTTCCTCGTTATTCATAACTTGGTCACCATAATGTCTATCAATATATTCTCTACCCATATACAAAAACGGTGCTGATTGGAACATATTAACAAGTGACACTTCTCTAAGGAGTTTTAAAAATCTAACCAAATCCACAAAATAATTTTTACCATTAATTTTAAAATATTTAATGACATCGGCATTTCTAATAAACGTGTCCATATCATTATTTTCGGTAATTTTATTTCTACCCTGACAATGTGCTTTTTGTGAAAAACCTTTTGGGTTTTTACAATCTATACTCTTTTTATATTTTTTAGACCATTTCTCTTCAATAGGTTTTTCTTCTCTACCACCAAAATCCCATGCGTCAGTTTCAGATATTAAATTTAATTGACTGATTTTTTCCCCAACATTATCTTTATCACCGTCATCCCAAACAACTGAATAATCGTCAGAACCAAAAACATTATATACCGATTTAACTGTACCCCAAGTATTTGGTGTAAGAGATTCACCATCCATATATAATAATCTAACTCTATCTCCTGGTTTTAATTTTGGGTTTAACATAATTTCAAAATATTTATAACAATAAATATGCGTGATATATTTATATTGTATATGAAGACTACGATTTTAATCACTGAACAACAAAAAAGACGACTTATCATTGAATCATTGAATGATGAGGTAAATGATAATGTAACAGAAAATGTGTCGTTATTTAAAAAAATAGCACAATTTTCGTCTGATGAATTTTCTAATAATCTTGGTTTCCTAATAACTTGGGGAGCGGGTATTGGTGGTTTCATGGGACCTGTTAATAGTTTCTTATCTGGTCAGTATCCTAATTTAAGTGAAACCGATACAAGTCTAATTTTATTAGGTGTTCTTGGTACTATTTTTATGAATGGTAAAGATTTAATTTTTGACGTTATTAATAAGATTAAGGAGAATGGTTTAACTAAAGAATTTAAAACTACGTTGGGAAAAGCTAAAGACTTAAAAACAACATTTACATCATTCTTAAAATCAATTGACGTTAATGTTGGTAGTATTATGACTATGTTATCATACGCGTTTATGATACCTTCATTAGGACCAATTATTCACTTTATACAATCGGGTAGTGTTAGTCATGATGACATTAAATTATTTATCGCGTCGTTAGGGATGTCAAAGTTTATTACGTTGTCTACTAAAACTTTAAGTGTTTTTATTAAAAAATTAATGGATAAATTGAAATAGTTACACGTTTTGTAATAATGTGTTGATTACTGTTTCTTGGTCTCTTTGATTTAGTGTGTGAATATCAGGATGGGTTTCGAACCAATTTCTAATTACAGATTCCAACGGAATTCGTCTTACTTTAGATAATCTTTTAAAACCTTTAACTTGGGCCTTTATTTCATATGGTTTTGTATAATAATGTAATGATTCCTCACTTTTTTCATCATCTTCAAAATCATATTCACCTGTAGTATATTGATTGTAATGTTCTAATTCATGGGCAATTAAATCATTTAACTCACCAATAATATCATACATCATTTTTTTAATGTCCCCATTAGGGTTATACACAATAAGAACTTCAATGGTGTCTTCGTGTTTAACATAATTACCATTAACTAAAAATGTTTTCACATCTTCATTAGGTCTAATCACAAGTTCAACTGTAATATTTTTAGGACCATTAATGAATTCATATGTCATATCATCACTAATGTCTTCAGGTAAGGCATATTCCCCATCACCTTTGGTTTTTAATACTTTAACAATATCTTTTACAATTGTTCTAATTGCGTGTCTATTCATTTTACCTTCTAATAAATTATTAACTTCATCAGTAACCACATCAATGTTTTCAATATTAACAATTCCATCAAATCCAATTCTACTTTTTAAAACTCCTTCAATATCATGTTTGATAACATTAATCATTTGTCTTGAAAAAAGTCGTATAATGTTGTTAAATTGGTCATAATCCAATATAGTTTTAATTTGTTTTAACCGACTTAAATAATCAACATCACCACCAACAATTGAAATATTCAGATAGATTACGGGCATCCAATCACCAACAACTATCTTGTTTTTAATGTCAATAATCTCATCAACAACATAATTAATGTGTCCCTCCATTTTTTTAGTGGAATATGAATCATCAAAAGTAAGTCCGTCATATCCAAAGGTATTATTCTTTAATATTCGACTTATAAAACTTATATTGTATTGGTCTTCTTGTGACATTTTAACTCTTTATATACTTATAAATATATTTTATTTTTCATTTGTGAACTTAATAAATATTTTGAAAAATAAAATTATAGATAAAGGTACAAAAAAATACATTAAATGTTTAAAAATATTGACATGGAATTACTAAATACTCACCCAATAAAAAAGTCAGACCTAGGTTTTCACGGAAATCTATTCGGGGGGAAATTACTTGCTTGGTTAGACGCATCAGCCGTTGCTTACGCAATGCAATTGTGTGATACACCAAGAATGGTTACAGTGTCGATTGATAAATGTGTTTTTGAAAAACCCTCAAAGGAGGGTCAATTATTAAAGATTTTTGGGTGGCCGTCAGCTATCGGAACAACCTCAGTAACATTATATATTGAAGCTCGAGCTCACAATGTTAGGACTGGTAAACAATTTATAGTCTTAAAAACACATACTAAATTTGTTTATATTGATGAAGATGGTGCTCCGTTACCGTTGAAGGATAAGTCAATCAAACGAATTAATGATATGATTGAATTAAATAAATTAGAAACTGAAGATTCTATATAAATTGAATAGAAACTTTTAGATTCCCATCACCTTTAATTACTCTGTGGTATACACCTTCAGGGATGATGTATTGTTTACCAACTTCAAGTTGTTTAGGTAATTCATTATCTATTTGGATTCCCCAACCATTACCTTCAATAATTGTAATTAATCGGTCTTCTCTATCTCTATGCCATTTAAACTCGTCTGAGTTAGTTTGTTCACTAAAAACTCGTACTTTATTATCACCCTCTTTAATTTCGTCAAACGGTAATTCCTCGGTTTTAGATTTTTTGTTTTTAAATAACTTTAAAAGAAATAAAAACACAGTTCCTCCAGGTAATAAGAATATTCCAGCCATACCAACTTTTACCATGGTTCTTTTAAAAACACCTTTAAGTTCGTTACCAATTTTTTCACGTTCTTCTTTACTAATTGGTTCATCACTATTAACTAATTTCGTTAAATTAGAATACGCACTTTTAGCATCATCACCTGAATTTTTCAATTCTTCTAAGAATGTTTTTTTAATTGATGAACTATGTTTGGTAAAAAAATTTTTTACTTTGTTCTCAGATAACTCAGTAGATATTTGAGCAATTTCATTAATGTTATTATCCATTTCCTCAACATCAGTGTATAATGAATACGCAACAAAATCACTATTTTGAATCATACGAGTTAACACTCTATTAAGTGTTTTTTCTGCGGCATCTCTTAAATCATCGTCGTTAGGGTCTTTAATATATAGAGTAATAATTACTCTTACTGAAATATCCTCACCCCTACTCCAATTTGTGTTTTCGGGTTTAACGTATTCAACCACAAATTTAGATTCTTCCGAATCATAACCCGACAAATATTCTTGCAACTCAGTTTTAAATTTTTCAGCGGATGATACTAAAGAATCAAATATTTCAGGAACAATGGTATTAAAAAATAATTGAGTATTATACTCGTTGAACAATTGTACAAATCTACAGGTTTCACGTAATATTGAGCCAAATTTTTCATTTAGACCACCTTCACTATTAAATGTGTTAATATATACCTCAAAAGTATCTTTACTATTGTAGATATTGTATTTTAATGAAACTAACTCAACTTCAGGAGTTTTCTCAAAAGTTATATCATACTGTTTTTTTAACCGTATTAGTGTTACTTGAATAAACTTTTCAAAATTTGTTTTAACTTTTAATTCTCTTTCGTTCATATTACCAATTTCTTGATGATTTTAGTCCCAATTTTTTTGCGTATCTCCCGACATTACAACTCCAATATCCTGCCATAGTTCTATCTTTCTTTTGGTCACAATTATGTCTCGCTCTAAATGATTTGGCTCTATCTTTATTACCATTTTTAACTCTTAAATTGGGGTCACCAAATGTAACCTTTTTTACGGTACCTTTAGGAGTTTTAACATAAACTGCGAATTTTTTTGGTCCACCTGGTGTTCTAAATGGACTACCTAATTTAACATTTTTACCACGGTGTAATGCCTCACTAATTAATTCCTCCAAATCCTCTTCATACATTGGAGCGTCCAAATAAATTTCTTCACCACTTTCAAGGATTACTTTTTTTCCTAAGTCAGATTCAACAATCCAACTGTCTTCATCATTTAATGATATTAAATTTTCATTATATAGTCTTCTAACTTCATTAATTATTCTAAAATAATTTTCAGAATAAACTCTAAATACATTATCAGATAATGATATGTTATTATCTAAATGATATTTTAATTCGTTTGATATTTTAATATTTTCAGTTAACTTCATTGGTGTCTTTTTACCCCATTTTTTACCTTTACCTTTTGTCCCACATGCGGATGGTGTTGGTCTACAAGCAGGATATTTTGCTCTATCCTCACCGTCACTTCTACCACATGATTTACACGTTTTTTTACCGTTAGAGTCGGTACGACAGGTATTACAATCAACCCATCCTTGTGATTTGCCTTTACCTCCTTGTCTTGAAAACCATCCGTGTAATCCTGATTTATTTTCTTTTGAGTAATCAGTTTTAGTTCCTTCATCAATTTCGGTTTCCTCTTTCCAAATTTTACCTTGTCGACATTTAACTACCGCACCTGAGGCGTATGCCGATGGCCAAACATCGTACTTTTGTTTTGCCAATCTTGTACATCTATCATCCTTTTTTTTAGCTTCTAATAGTATCTCATGAATTATTGTTTTAATATTCATAAATATCTTTTTTATTTTAATAAATATCACTATATTTGAGATATGAAAGAAAAAACGTTATATATTCTTAGGGGTATACCAGGTGCGGGTAAAACCACATTGGCAAAGTCTATTGGTGCGGTTCATTTTGAAGCTGATATGTACTTTATGGTTGGTAAGGAATATAAATTTGATGTTACCAAATTAAAACAAGCACACGCTTGGTGTCAAGACCAAGTTAGAATCTCAATGAAGAACTCTGATAACAAAATTGGGGATTTAAGAATTGCAGTGTCCAACACATTCACACAAGAGTGGGAAATGGAACCGTATGTCGAAATGGCGAAAGAATACGGATTTAAAGTTTTCACACTTATTGTTGAAAATCGTCACGGGGGTGTTAATCAACACGAAGTACCTGAAGACAAAATTGAATTAATGAAAAACCGTTTTGAAGTAAAATTATGAAAATGTTCCGAAGATTGTTAAGTTCAGTACTACTTGTTGCAAGAATAATAGTAATGTTTAAATTTATAATGTTATCGTGGTTAACTATCTTTTATCCCACAGATTACCCATCGTCAGTATTAACTTGGTGGGTTTACTATATGATATTCGATATGTGGATGATATTAATGTTACCGTCTGATGAAATTATCCCTGACGATGAAGATGAAGACTAATTTATTTAGAAAATTTTCGAAAGTAGAAATACAATCCAAAAAATAGTCCCGATATACAATACAAAACGAAGTTTGCGTAGAATAAACTTCCTGTTAAGACTATCAGATAGTATTGTACAATGTCGAAACCAAATGGATTGAAGAACATTGCCAACATAAGGAACTTTATTGAAAGGTTTCCTAAAAATATTTGTTTCCATGTTTTGATTCTGCTCATAATCATCCATATGTGTTAATTTAACTTTTATGTAATAAATAATTACGAAATTTAATATAAATTAATTGTTGAGTTATTTTGATTTATACTAATATTTATTATTATAAATAAGCAAAAGTATGAAAAAATATATAATTAACGAAAATAAACTTCGTACCGCGATACGTCAACATCTTCTTGAGCAAGAGTCAACACAAGAACCTAAAGAAGAACAAAAAAGATGTTTAACAACTAATACGGTTAACTTGGATGAAATCGTTGGATTAAATGATGGATTTAAAAATTACACTTCAAAACTTTATAAAAGAAGTGGTGGAATTAGTGGTATGGTTGATGCCTTGGACATATTAAGAACTTTAAGGTTACATCCTGATGTTAGTGATTCAGGTGAACACTTATCTTATGATTTAATGAATCACTTAAACACATTCCGTGGTAAAAACTATATGGATGAAACAACTAGTAATTGTCACAGTGCTATGGATAAAGTTATCGAACTTTATAAAGAAAACCAACATGGTGAAGAATTAGTTAAAGATATTGAGAAAGTATTAGCACACGCAGACCCGTCGTCAAGAGCTAAAGAATATTTAAAGAGATGTTTACAATTAGTAAAAGAAAAATAACCCTCTTTACTGAGGACGTTTAGGACCGTTACTGTTATGGTAACAAACTAAGGGGAGGTTTCGCTACCATCCCCTTTTTTTATGCGAGATATTTATCAATAAAAACGTTATGGAAAAAATTAAATGGTTCTTTACAGAAATCATAAACATCTATTCAACAAAAAAATCATACTTTTCAAAAAAAAGGATTGAGTCAGGAATAGCGTTTGTGATTGCACAATGGGGTATGATTTTCTTTTTATTAGAAAAACATATAAATTTGTCAATGGGTGAATTCTTATTATGGGCGGCGGCTGAGTTTGCGGTTGCTGGTTGGATGATTCACAAAATCCAAAAAGAAAAGAGTGATAACACACCTTCTTAAACTAAAACCCCCCAAGTGATTGGGGGTTTTTACTATGTTTTACCAAATCCAGCATTTAATCCAGTATTTACCACCCTACTTTGAATATCTCCTTTGACGTATTCTTTGGCAACTTTTACAACAGGTTTAACCATAGGTTTAAGCACTTTAGCAACTGTCGTAACAGGTTTAACCATAGGTTTAACCACTTTAGCAACTTTCATAACAGGTTTAATTTTACTAAATTCCACAAAAGTTTGTTCAATTCTGGTTAAAACACCACCAACACGATTAATTATCCCCAATAATGGGTTTAACAGACTTTTTAATGTAGGAACTTTATTTATTATCGCACTTATCGCTTGTCTAATTTGCAATATTACTTTAGAACCGTAACTACTAATTTTGGTTAAAAACAGTTTAAGATGACTCCACCAAGTTGTTTTAGACGCTTTTGTGAAGATGTTTATTAATTTAGTTTCACCTTTCAATATAGGTTTAAGAGCCCCCATTATTTTACCACCAACACCTGCCAACAATAACCAAATTAAATCGTTAAGAAGGTTAAACCAATTAACGACCCCTTTTTGTACCCAAGAATAAATATCATAAGCAACTAATAATCCCCAAGCAACCATATTTATTACGTGACCACCAAAGAGTGATATAACAATTTGTGCAATGCTTCCACCAACACCACTCATAGCATCTCTAAATCCATTCGCAACTTGTTCCAATGTTAAACCTTGAAAGGGATTTGGAAGCTTTTTAGCTTCACCTTTAGGTGCTGTACTTTTACATATAGTATTCGCGTTTTTATATATATAGTCACCCGTCCCGTCAGTTGTATTAGACCAAGGTTTAACCAATTTTTTAGAGTAAGAACTTATTTCTTGTTGTGTCATTTGTCTAAACCCTATGGGACATACACTTTGATTTTTACCAGAATTTTTCAAATTGGTCATCCAATCATTACTAATTTTGGGATTACTAATTTTGGGTTGTTCGGATATAACTTTTTTAACTAGTCTAACCAAATCGGACTCGGTTAATCTTATTACTTTGCTCATAAAATGTTTTTACTATAAATACATTAAAATGTGTTATAGTAAAAATTTAAGTATTTTTTCTTTGATACCTGATTGTTTAATCCCTTCTTTCATTTTTTTAGTATGAACGAAGTTAGGTAATTTACTTAAATCCAAATCATCAATAGCTACCCAATGTGTTACTTCAGGGTGGTTATTTAACCAAGTATTGATTTCTGACACTCTGTTACCTTCTAAATCAGACATGCGTTTAAGTACGGTGTCAGGTGTAACATCAATAGGTGACTTAATCACACCGTATTCTTTAAACATATGTTGTAAGTCTACCAAGGTACAATGTAGTTTCCAATCTGAGGATACAACAATCTCAGCATCAGTTAATTCCAATATTTCATTTAGAACTTTAACCGCTTTGGAGTTGAAGTTATCCATCTTGATATGTGCGGGAATTTTTGGGTCGTTAACATAACCCTGACTTTCAGGATTGTTTAACTTCCATTTTTTAATCTTTTTCATGCGTCCACCCCACTCGGTAGATAAACACATAACACCATCGTTATCTAAAAATATTACTTTCATAAGTTATATAATTTGGTATGCGAAATAAATTTCTTTTTTCAATTTTATTGAGTCTTCGTAATTACCTATAACCACACCATTCTTAATTGTGAACGCGTGACCTCTAACTAAGATGAAGAATGTTCCTTCAGGGTTTTTCTTAATGAATGTCCCAACAGTCATTTTTCTTTTAACTACCTCACCCTTCACTTTAACATCGTAACGTAAGTCTCCGCGAGTTTTACCAATTGGTTTAATTTTCTTGTAATTACAAGTATAACGAACCTCAGACAATTTATTTAATGTTGAGTACGTACTATAAGTCCCTTGTCTTGGTTTTCTATCAAATTTCTCAGAGATTATCCCCCAAGCCTTGTCATAAGGTATGTCAAACGCTGATGCGAATGCTCTTACAACACAATCATTTCTCTCCGCTTTAGCGATTGTTGATTCATCATAACCTTTAATCGCGTTAGATGTCATTTCGTATGGTACAGTTGTTTTCATATATCAAAGATACAAAAAAATCTTAAATTACCATAACCACGGAGATAACGTTTTCTAAAATTATCAACTATTCAAAATCTTTATCTTTGATTTTTCTTTCTAATTCAACAATTTGGGCAAAACCGCTCAATGCGAACAAAGCAGCACAAGCCCAAGCAACCATTTCCCACGTACTTTTAGTACTGAAATACGAGTTATAAAACGATGATATACCACCAACTAATAATGAGTATTTATTAATCACTGACATTACTTTTTCAAACTTTTTCATAATTTTAAATTTTAGGTTTTGTGTGTTTTATACTTTGTATTAATTTATCATATTTTATTTATTTAAAACTTCTAAACAATTTTTTTGCCAATCAAAATGGCCAACGTTTAATGGTTGACAACTATCTTTAGATTCCATAATTGATATTAATTCGTGTAAGTCATCATCCAAGTGGAATACGAACCCCATACCTTCTAAAAACGTAATCTTATCTTTATGTGCGGTAAACTTAACTCTACTATTTGGAATACCAATCCTTTCACAACTTTCCCACAAATCTTTATTCCAATCAGGTTTTGTCCAAGGATGGAGTATAGACTCATCTTCACTTACTCTTGAAGTAACAACCCATACCTCATACCCTTGTTCGACTAGTTCTTTTGCGAATTCCTCGACATGAGGTAACGATAAGGTACCGTCGTAATCAAAACTAACTTTCATAATGTGTGATTTAACTTGTCCTACAAATATAATAAAAAAATCCCAAACTTAAAAGAATGGGATTTTAATTTTATATTAAATTAAGGTTATCTATTTCACTTCTTCAAATTCTACATCAGAAACATCGTTTGTGTCATATGATTCATTAGTAGGTTCTTGATTAGATTTATTATAAAGGTTCTCACTGATTGATTGGAACTTAGTATTAATAGATTCAATCTTAGAATCTAAAATAGTTATTTCTTTTTTCTCAACTGACTCCTTCAAACTAGTAATAAGTTCATTAATATCTTTTTTATCGTCTTCAGAAATTTTATCATCTAAATCTTTTAATGACTTTTCTGATTGGAAGATTGTCGTGTCAGCCTTATTGATTAATTCAACCTCTTCTCTTGCTTTTTGGTCAGACTCGGCGTTTAATTCAGCGTCGGCCTTCATTCTTTCAATTTCTTCTTTAGATAAACCTGAAGACGCTTCAATTTTAATTGATTGTACTTTGTTAGTTCCTTTATCCAATGCTGATACGTTAATGATACCGTTAGCATCTATGTCAAAGGTCACTTCTATCTGTGGGACCCCTCTTTGTGATGGTGGGACATCAGTTAATTGGAATTTACCAATGGTTTTATTGTCGCTAGCCATGGCTCTCTCACCTTGTAGTACATGGATATCAACACTTGGTTGATTATCAACTGCCGTTGAGAATACTTGTGACTTTTTAGTTGGAATTGTTGTGTTTGACTCTATTAATTTAGTGAATATACCACCCATAGTTTCAATACCTAATGATAATGGGGTAACATCTAATAAAAGTACGTCTTTAACGTCACCAGCTAACACACCACCTTGGATAGCGGCACCTAACGCAACTACCTCATCAGGATTTACCCCTTTTGAAGGTTCTTTACCGAAGAAACTCTTAACTGCATCCTGAATAGCGGGAATTCTTGTTGTACCACCAACTAAAATAATTTCATCAATGTCAGTTATTTTAATACCAGCGTTTTTTAACGCATTTTTACACGGTTCAATTGTTCTCTTAACTAAATTATCAACAAGTTGTTCAAATTTAGATTTTGTTAAAGAAACCACTAAATGTTTTGGAATTCCATCAACAGGGATTAAGTATGGTAAGTTAATTTCAGTTGATGATGATGATGACAACTCAATTTTCGCTTTCTCAGCCGCCTCTTTTAATCTCTGAAGAGCCATTGGGTCTTTACTTGGGTCAACACCGTTCTCTTTCTTAAACTCATCAATTAAAAAGTTGATAATTGTTTGGTCAAAGTCATCCCCACCTAAATGTGTGTCACCATCTGTAGATAATACTTCAAATACACCATCACCTAACTCAAGAATTGAAACATCATGGGTTCCACCACCGCAATCGAATACTACAACTAACATATCTTGGTTTTTCTTATCAAGACCGTAAGCCAATGCTGCCGCGGTTGGTTCGTTGATGATACGTCTTACAGTTAAACCCGCAATTTCGCCAGCTTCTTTGGTTGCCTGACGTTGAGCGTCGTTAAAATGAGCGGGAACTGTAATAACCGCTTCAGTAACTGTTGTTCCCAAGTAATCTTCGGCAGTTTTTTTCATTTTTTGTAGAATAGTTGCGGAAATCTCCTGTGGAGAATAATCTTTACTCTCAATTTTCACTCTAGGTGAGTTATTCTTACCTTTTATCACTTCATATGGTACTTTCCCTATTTCTGACTTAGATTCGTCAAATGTAGTACCCATAAATCGTTTAATAGAATATACCGTTTTAGTGGGGTTAGTTACAGATTGTCTTTTTGCGGGGTCACCTACCTTTCTTTCAGATTCGTTAATATATCCAACAACTGAAGGTGTTGTTCTTTTACCTTCACTGTTAGGGATTACCACAGGTTCCCCATTTTCCATAACCGCCACACATGAATTTGTGGTTCCTAAATCAATACCAATAATTTTACTCATAATTTTTTTAATTTTTATTTTAATTTACAAAAACACTATTAAAATCATACCATCTGTCAAAGTATGACAAAATGTCAGGTTATTTTTTTTTTGTGTCAGTATATAATTATATTAAAAATATTTGTAAATTTGTAGTATGATAAAGAAAAAAGTAGAAATAGAACATAAAAAGTGGGAAAGAGTGTTTGAAGACGACGATTCAATCACAATCTTTAAATATGATAGTAAACGAAGTATGGTTAATCCATATGAAGTTGAAATCAAATATAAGAATGAGAAGAGAGCACCTAAACGTAAAGTTTAACCGTTGTCTTTTGACGCATACTTAATACCCATAATGGTTCCAACAATTGAGAACGCGTTTGTAAGTAAGATTCCAAACATATTTGCCCAAGCGGCACTAATAACTTGTGTGTCTTTACCCATAGTAAGGGTTATGATATAAACTAAGGTTGTTACTAAACCAACACCAATTATCATCCATAAAGCAACCTTAACAATAATTGAGATTAATTCCGTTTGATTTCTTTTTTGGATAAAATCTAAGTCATTTTCAGCATTTTCTTTAGCGGTTTCTGCGGTCAGTCTGGCCTGTTCAGATTTAACCATTTCATGTTTTAATTCCTCAGTTAAACGGATATTTTCTAATTTCCACTCATTAAGTTCTCGATTTTGAACTTCGTAGGTTAATTTATCTTGACCAACTTCATCTAATGTTTGATTTAATTCGCTTAAAATTCGACTATTCTCATCATTTAAATCACTTAATTCTTTATTTTGAGATTGAATTTTTTTGGTGATTTCAAGACGTTTTTTTCTTTTATCACTGTCTTTGGTTTCACATTCCTTTAGATAATTTTTAAAGTCATCGTCATCTTCACTATCAATAAGTTTAGTAATGTTACCTTCAAGACCCACACGTTTGGTAACGTATAGGTCCATCAATAATTTTTTAGTATTACTATCTATTTTAATCATTTGTAAACTTTAAATGGTAATGTTCTGTTTTTATAACCTTCATAATCTTTTCTGAACTCTTCTAAACGAGGTTCAATGTCATCAGATTTAATAATCCAAAATTGTGCACCCGCTTGAACCGCTTTTGCTTGTTCTTCGGCTTCGTTTGAAGATGATATAATCCCAATTACAACGTGATTACCAAACTCAAAATTTATTTTTCTGATTAACTCAATACCATCAAAAGAACTACCAATAATGTTTAAATCAACAAATACACATTCTGGTTTATCATAATTGTCCCCTTCTTGGAACCATTTTTCAAATAGTTTTGCGGCTTCATCAGAACTATTTAATGCGTTTAAAGATAAACTTATGTCAAGTAATGAACACGCATCTTCAAATACTAAATGGAATAAATCCTCATCATCCACTAATAAAATTGAATCAATCATTTTTTTTTCGTTTTTTATATTATTTTATTTTTATTTTCATTTTTGTACCTGTTTCATTTTTCTCACAGGTAATACTAAATCCATGTTCTTCCAAAATCGCCACACAAATATTTAGACCCAAACCAGTTCCTGATTCTTTTTGACCTTCTTTTCTAGTGTAAGGTTTTGATAACTCATCAAAATCTTTTTGGTTAATCCCTCGACCATTATCTTGTATATTCAGAGTATCACCTTCAAAATAAATTTTAACAAATTTAGTGTCCGAATCATTATACTTTAAACCATTTCTAATCAAGTTGTCAACTGCGGTACAGAATAGAGGTTCGTTTACCTCAATAGTTGGTAATTCGTCAATAATAACTTGACTAATATATGCCGTTGATAATAAGTAGTCAGTTAGAATCATTTTTAAATCACATTCGGTTTTGTTTAATACAACATCTTTCTTTACAAGATTGGTAAATTCGTAAACTCCTTTATAAACTTTTTGTGAGTGTTTAAGACCTTCCTTAATCATTTTAAGTGGGGCTTCGATTTTAAGATTAGTAATATCTTCTTGAGTTAATCTTCTTTCTAATGAGTTAACACCTCTTGGGATGTAAGTATTAATCCCTGAGTGCATATCGTGTCTTAATATCTTTGCCGCGTGTTCTAAATACGTGTTTTTCTTTTCAATTTCTTTCTTTTGTTCGTGAGAGTTGGTAATATCTGTGGCTATTTTCATAACACGATAAATTTTACCATCTATACCAACAATTGGATTATAAGTCGCCTGCAAATACACTAAGGTCCCATCTTTTTTAGTTCTATTAATTTCCCCTGAGAATAATATACCTTCTTTTAATTTTTCCCAAAAAACACGATACTCATCACTATTTAAGTCATCATCTGAGATAAACATACTATGGTGTTTTCCGACTATTTCATCCTGTGATGAATAACCCATAGTATTTAAAAACAATTCATTAGCAAAAAGAATATTTCCATCTAAATCAAACTCAATCACTGCATTAGATTTATTAATTGCGTTCATTCTATTACGAATTTCAAGTTCCTTTTTTTTCAGTTCGGTAACATCTTGTCTAATTGATGAAAAACCTTCTAATTTTTGTTCTTTGTCAAATAATGCTTTGATGTATGTGTCAACATAATACAGTTCACCTGTTTTTGTTTTATTAGTAACAACATCATTCCATATTTTACCTTTTAATACTTTGTCATACATCTTACCCCAATATCCGTCAGGTTGTGAATCGGAATTAACGATACTATGGTCTTTACCCTTCACATCTTTTAATTTCCAACCCGATACCTCTTCAAATTTAGAGTTTACGTGAGTTATTTTTCCTTTGTTGTCAGTAATTGAAACAATCGCCGCTTCATTTATGAATTTTTCAGTTTCTATATTTCTTCTCGTTAAATCATTACTTTCTTTAACCCAACATGAGAATGAGTAAGTAGACGATAATAATTGAGAAAACTCTAGTTCAGATTTTTTCCACTCACGAGGAGTTAAACTTTCAATACATATAACACCAATGACTTCCCCCTTAAAAATAATTGGAACATCCAACATAGATTTTATACCAAGAGGTTTTAGATATGTTTCAGTAAAACAAGAAGTTGCGGTATGTGTTTTGGCATCATTGGCAACAATTACAGGGTTAATTAAAAGAGCTAAAAAATATGGTTTGAAATCTTTCTTGTTTAGTTTAATGTCTTGGTACCAAGTGTCTTCTGATTTAACATATAGTTGTTCACATATAATTGAAGTTTTATCGTGATTATATAACCATATAGAACATCTATCCGTATTCATTGTTTCAGATACTTCTTTAGTTAAAACTTTAGCACCTTCAGAAGTGTTACCTTCATAAAACAAAGTATTATGTGATTGAGAAATTAATACTTCAGTTAATTTTACACTATATTTTGATTCAGTATCAATTTGTTTGTTTTTTTTCAAATATTCATTAATGAAGACCATTAAACTTAATACGATTAAACCTTTTGTGTAAAAACTAAAATGGATTATATTCTCAGTGACTAAGATTAATTCTGTGTAAATTAATACGTGCATTAAGAAAAAAGATAATAACCCAACTACACCAATGGTTAACGAAATTCTAGATAATTTATTCATGCTTAATAAATATTCTAATAAACCAAAAAACCCCCAAGTTTTAACAAGGGGGTCTTAAACGAAAAAAACTAAATTATTTATTTTCGGAATGTCGTTATTTATTCAAATTATAAACCAATGTCTAATATTTATCAATATAAAATTTGAATATTATGTTAAAAATTGGTTCAACAGGGGAAGATGTAAAAACGTTACAATCTAAATTGGGATTAACACCTGATGGTGTATTTGGTCCTGGCACTGAAAAAGCGGTTAAATCATGGCAAACTAATAATGGTTTGACTTCCGATGGTATTATCGGTCAACAATCGTGGAGTAAATTATTTGGTGATACAAAATCTATAGTTAAAGAAGATGTTGTTATTACCCCAACAACAAGTGGGTTAAACATTGATAAATTACGTGGTCATATACCTGACACTGTTTTATCTCAAATTGATGAAACCGCAAAAAAGTTTCGTATTACAACAAATTTAAGATTAGCTCATTTCTTATCACAATGTTCACATGAAAGTGGTGGTTTTAGAGTAACAGTTGAAAATTTACATTACTCGTCAGATGGTCTTAAAAAAGTGTTCGGAAAGTATTTTCCAGGAAATCTTTCAGAATCGTACGCAAAACAACCTGAAAAGATAGCTTCAAGAGTTTATGGTGGAAGAATGGGTAATGGTGATGAAACGACCAAGGAAGGGTTTAAATTCCGTGGACGAGGGTTCATCCAATTAACAGGTAAATCTAACTATGTAAACTTCACTAAGTTCATTGGTGAGGATTGTGTTTCTAATCCTGATTTGGTTTCAACTAAATACCCATTAGCATCTGCAGCTTATTTCTTTGATGCTAACACTTTATGGAGTGTTTGTGATAAAGGTGCTGACGATAAAACAGTTGCTTTAGTAACAAAAAGAGTTAACGGTGGAACTAACGGTCTTGAGGATAGATTAAAACACTTTAAAGAATATTACAAATTATTAACCCAATAAAACAAAACCCCTCGTTTGAGGGGTTTTTTGTTTTTATAAGAATGTGATTTCATTTGTTACAGAATCCCATTCGAATTTCCATGGTGTGTGAGAGTATAAGTATTGTTCATTCAATAATGACGCATTGAAGAAGTGAGTGTGTCCATCGAAGTAGTGACCGTGTCCTGTGTGGATGTGACCACATACGTGAATCTTTGGTTTGATTTGTTTGATTTTCTCAGCAAGTAATTCACAACCTAAGTGGTCTCCTCGGCGACCATCAACATCATCTAAGAATCCCCATGCTGGCCCGTGAGTGATTAAGATATCAATATCTTCAGGAATCATATCCCATTTCGCTTTTAACTCATCACCATTTTTTGGTAAGTTGAACGCCCAATTGTAGAATTCAGGTTGCCAAGGAGAACCCCATATTTTAACTTCAGGTTTGTCACCATCTTGGATAGTTAACAATTCATCTTGGATGTAATCAATACTTTTGTATCCTGTTAAGTTACCTTTAACTTTTTCAGCGTTATTTTGGAATCCCCAATCGTGATTACCCGCGATGAATATTTTGTGGTCATAGTTAAGACCATCGTACCATTTAGCGAATTCATTTATTTCGTGTTCGTAACCCATAGATGATATGTCACCTGCGTGGATTAAGATATTTCCCCCAGGTAAGTCACCCAAAGAGTTGTTGTGAACATGTTTATGTTTGTTGTGTGTATCACTGATTAATGTTACTGTGTATTTTCCCATTTTAAAAGTTTTTTACAAATATAATTAAAATTTATTATTTTGGGTTAAATGTTTTATTAAATCATCAATTGATAATTCATCTTTTGGTTTACCAAGATTATATGAGGTAAAAGTTTTATCTCCGTTTTTTAATTTAACCATCAGATAACCTAGTTCACTTAAATATATTTTTTCTAATTCACCCACACCATTGGGGGTGTTAATCGTCAATCCCACCATCCCTCGACACGATTTGACATTATTTTGAATACTAATTTACGACATCTATCTTGATTTTCGTGAGCAATTTCCATTGCAATTAGGTTTTTATCTTTTTCTTCTACAGGTCGACTGAATCGGTTAACCTCACCTGACATCACACGTTTGTATTGACGTGGGTATTTTTTGAAGTATTCATCAAAATTCTCACTAATTTCTTCAATCTCCAATCTTTTGGAATCTTTATATTTTTCAGGGATATTATCTTCATCTGTAACATCCAACCAAAGAATGTTAGATTCGTGATAATCCATATATTCCATATTGTAGTGGTCATCTTGACAACGTTGGATTAAACGTGAAGTTAATCTCATTAATTCGGCATCACGTTTAGCATTAGTGTGTCTATTTTTCCCACCGATATATTCAGCTTGGTTGTTCAATTTAACTCTAATAACTTCATAAATGAAAAATGAATCCCAATCACGGTCTTTCCATATTACAGGAAACCATTTCCATAGGTTTTTAACACCTTCAATAAAGTTTTTGTGGCAATATTTACCATCAAATCTCCACCATAAACGGATTTTTTCAAATATGGTTATTTTTTCATCTCTTACCATCCTTCAAAAGTTTTTTTAGATTCTTCATATAATTCATAAAATACTTCAGGTTTTACCCAATCGTATCTATTTTCTTCATGACCTTTAAGTTTAAAAAACATTTCACCTTCAAGTTCAATGTATTTTTTAACTTTACCCGTAATCGGGTTTAATATCAAATATTCGTTTATTATCTTCATAGAACAAATATAGTAATTATCTATCAATAAAAAAAGGGGTTAGTAAATAAATTACAAACCCCCATTATATATAGGCACTCTGATGAGTGTGATAGTATTAATAAATATATCTATTTTTTTAAAAAATTAACGTTTTAATAACATTAGTTAATATTTTTTTGGATTTCAATAGTTCTCAACGATTTTTGTCGTTCATATGTTGAATTAATAGTCATTAATTTAATGTCAGATAACTCATCGGACCATTTAGTTAAATACGATTCAAATAATCTATCACTCACATTAATGTGGTCAAGTGTTAATGATGAATTTAAAGTTTTTAATACCCATTGGTATTCAGTTTCAATTGAAATTATGTTCATAGTTATTTATTTTGTTTTGACATGTGAGATAATAATGATTTTAAATTAACACTCGGATTATCGGTTTTACCTTTAACTTTCTTGGTAGTTGTGAACTTAATATGTATGAATTTCTTAAAATGGTTATACAATAATACCATAAAATAAATTGGGAATCCAATTACGATTAATAAGATAATGAATAAGAATATTTTCATTGTTACAGTTATTTATATTAATTATTGACCAAACCTGAATTTGACCTTATACTGAATTATAGTATATTTTTATTATGAAAAAAGCTTTAGAAGTTTTATTGAACAAAGTTTTCAAAAAAGATTTAGAACTTCTATATGGGGACGGGTGTTATATTATAGTTAATCGAGTACATTTTTCTCAGTATCAAAAGTGTTATATGGTTGATTGTAAATTAATGATTCCCAAAGATAATAAACTTGAGGACTTTGAGATAATTTATCCTGATGGATTAAATTATTTAATGAATGAATCGTGGAAATATATGGTGGTATCAGAAAGTACACAATTTATGTCCACTGTAGACTTTTTTTAGTATATTTGTGAAAAAAACGAACTATGGGAACTTTAGCACTTGTAAATGTATATAACGAAAACGGGGATAGATTATTCAGTCTACACGTACAACACGATGGTGGTTCATTACTAAAAAAACGATTAGAAAACATTATAGATAATGGTCGATTAATCGGTAATTTAGGACTAACAACACCAAAATTAGGTGAGGCGTTTTTAAGTATGGGGTGCTTTGGAGCGTCTTTGGTTGCATTACTCAAAAATGAGTGTGGGGAGATATATATAACTAATAATACTAATACATTGGGGTTGTACAGTTACACCTACGATATTCGTTTTGACTACGAAACCAATAAAATTGTATTGAATTAAACTTGATTATTAACAATAATAGACTATAATTACTAAAAAACTAAATTATGAAAAAAGTACAAAATGGTGACACTGTTGTAGTTAATTACACAGGAAGACTAGAAGATGGGACTGTTTTTGATTCATCTTTAACTGAAGGAAGAGAACCTTTAAAAGCTCAATTAGGACAAGGTCTTTTAATTAAAGGATTTGAAGATGGTATTATTGAAATGACTATCGGTGATAAAAAAACAATTGAAATTGACCCATCAAACGCATATGGTGACGTTAACTCAGAAATGATTGTTGAAGTCCCAAGAGAACAAATACCTGAAGGTGTTTCAGTTGGTGATATGTTACAAGCTGAAGGACCAATGGGACCTGTTAATGTTAAAGTTGCCGAAATTAAAGAAGGAACTATCGTAGTTGACGCTAATCATCCTTTGGCAGGACAAAAATTAATCTTTGATTTAGAACTTGTTTCCATTGATTAAGACTAAAAAATAGAAAATCACGAGACCACCAATTAAACACTGGTGGTTCTTTTTTTTTATGGGGGTTTGATTGAATAATCCCCAAAATTTTATTAACTTTAACTAAAAGTTATTAACAATCTAAACTAAACGATTATGAAAGAAAAATTTGAAAAAGTAATGTCATTAACAAAACAATTTTTTAAAAACGTCATGGTATATGGTATTGTTATCATATCAGTAATTGCGTCATTCATTGTAGGGTATACGTACCGCAAATTGACAACTAAAACCATTGTACCTAAAACCGAAATGGAAAGGGTTAGAAAGAAAGATGTAACATTGGCAATTGATGAAAGTCATCATCTAATCATCATTAACAACAACACAGGGGACTACACTGTCTACCAAGATTCAATAGGTAAAACTATTTTTAAACTTTACGCAGCGAATGTTTGGGGACAACACAATTCTACTAACACTTTAAAATAAAAAACCTATGAAAATTAAAGATTTAACACTAGTCTCATTATTTACAGTTTCAATGTTGATTTTATTCACGTCTTTACAATCATTCTACCAAAAATCTGATTTTGAAAAAGAGATTGTGTTGGTAAAGAATCATTCAGATATAATAACCCCAACACCAATGTTTATGTATGAAAACATTGAGAAATATTCAAAAAAATATAAAATACCTAAACATATTGCTTACAATATCTCGTTTTTGGAAACTCGTTATCAAGGACCATTTCATTGGAAATATAACCCACATCAAACATCATGTGTGGGGGCGTTAGGACCAATGCAAATCATGCCAGGAACGGCTCGACTAATTCAGAAACATAGTGTACCTAATAATAAGTTGAAAACCGATGTTAGATTAAACATTGAGATTAGTATGAAGTTGTTACGAAAATTACACGACAAATATGGTGATTGGGAAATTGTTTGTGGTTGTTACAACACAGGAAAACCATTAGTAAATGATTACGCTAGATTTTGTGCTAACACATATGATTACCAAGATAATTGGGTACGACCAAATAATATTTAATTACTTATAAAGTATTGATTCAGAATCGGGAAAGTCACGTTCAAATTTTTTCATCATGGCTCCTGATTCTGAATTTGCTTCATCTTCATTCTCACCACCGATATCAGGACCCATATCTCGTTTCTTAACGTCCATCTGATGTTCATGAACCCATTCGTGAGCCAAGGTTCTTAAAATGTCACGATTCATCCTATTTTTAGATAATATTCGAATGTCATGAGGTAGTCTACTACCTGTGGTCATTTTACCAACTCTTTCACCAAGGAAAGTGATTGTTAAATCGTGTTTTAATGGGAATTCCTTCTGAAGGTATTTTATAAATTTATTATAAACTTCTACCTCATCTTTTTTAATTCCTGATTTTTTATGTATAATAGTTACTTTCATTCTGTTTATAAATATCTTATAATAAACTTTAAGAATAGTAAACTATTTATATATTAAAAGATTAATTATGAAATTTATAATCACAGAATCGCAAAAAAACAAAATGGTTAAGAAATATTTGAAGGAACAAGATAGTAGTTCTGATGGTGGACTTAGTCTTGGTGACATTGGTAGACAAGCTATTGAATACGCTAAAAAATTAATTAGAGATAAAGATTCAGGTTCTTCATCATCATCAAATAATGGTAGTTCACATGATGGTGCGTCAAGTACCTCAAGTACTCCAAGTGGACCTGTTAGTATTGGTAATGTATCGGCTAAAGGTCAAGAACTATTGAATAATCCAAATTTTAAATCTAAACTTAGTGAAATATCAAGTGCGATTGGTATTGATGAGAATTCAATTATTAAGTTGATGCAACACGAATCAGGTTTAAATCCTTCGGTTAAAAATAGTATCGGATGTGTTGGTTTAATTCAATTTTGTCCAGATGGTAAGAATGGAACAACTAAAACAATAAGTGGTAAGAAATACTCATTAGAAGATATTAGAACTAATTTAGATACTCAGATGGAGGCCATAAAAGAATTTTGGATGGCGGGACATAAAAGTGGTAAAATTAAAACACCTACTGATTTGTACATATTCAACTTTTGGCCTGTAGCCGCAGGTAAACCAAATGACTATGTATTACAAACAAATGGTATGTCCGCACAAACAGTTGCAAAAGCGAACCCTGTATTTAACAAAAAATTAGGTAAACCTGTTGACACACCATTAACTGTTGGTGATTTAAATCAGTACTACCGAACTACAGGAATGGTATAAACATTAAAAAATATTAGTCATGAAAGATAAAGAAATTGATTTTGTAATATTCGACCCAGCGGTGAGCCCAACTCAGGATTGGGAATTATATAAACGATTGTATATTGACCCATATCCTGAGAAACAAATAATCTCACATGACACAATTATTGAGTATTCATATATTAAAAAAACCCCTAAACAATAGGGGTTTTTTATTTAAAAGTACCATTTTCCTGTGTGACCGTTTACTTTAGTCATTCGAATAAAAGGTATTTTTTTCACTAACGACTTTGGCATTACCAAAGAATCGTATGATACCCATCCAACTGTTTTAAGGATTCTTTTGTCGCCAGCAACAAACATATGATTAACACCGTTATACGTAATAAAATCACCACTTTTTACTTCATAAGTAACTCTACCAATCTTAATCGTTTCTACTGTTATTACCGCCATCTGTTTTATCTTTAATTGGTTGAAAAATAATTTGATACCCTTTGAATATATCTTTAATACTTTTCAGGTCTTTGGTAAAACCCTCAATTATTATAATCTGTTTATCTTTTGTGTTTACGATATATTTCATAGTCTAAAGATACAAATAATTATCATTTCACAAAGAAGTAAGACAAATAATTTATCTCTTAACTTATAATTATTGTTACCCAAGTCAGGTTTTTTAACCACACTATGAACTAACAAACAATATGTTACTAACATAATTCCAATTCCAATACTAAACATAATATCTTTCATTTTAAATTAATTTATCGTCTTCTTTTATGTAATCCATGTCTAATTGATTCCTCAACTAAAACTACCACACCTGTTATAACTAATGTTACACCAATTCTTTGTAAGTTATAAATCTGTGGTTGTGTCGGTTGTTGTTGATTATACATAACAGGATAAAGTTGGTTAGCGTATAGGTATGTTACACCGCCCCCAATCATAAGAATTGAACCTGTAAAGGTCAAGTCCACGTCATTACCACAACCAAATCTCAAACCATAATAACCTAATGGTGAGAATTGTGCTCTACTGAATGATGACATCAGTGTGAATAAGAACACTACCGTAATTTGTTTAATCCAAGTTTTCATAGTCATTTCAATTTAATTAGTACACTTAATCTATGGTATTTTTTCCAACTGTTTCTAATAATATCAACTTTGAATTCTAACTCATTCATGGGGATAAATGTATCAATCACTTGTACACCCTCAATTCCTTCATTCATCTTTTTTATTACTCGGTCAAATAAACCACTGTTCTTGTGGTATTCATAATAATCTTCGACAAATTTATTGTAAACGTCAACACTTATTTGTTTAACGGC